TAAGTTAGCATTTGCCTTTGACACCCGAGTGAACCTGAGTCCATTCTATCTGAGCTGGGTATCGCACCAGCCCTCAACGGGGATCGAGCTACCTCGATCAAACACAGTCAGTTTTGTTGCCTGTCTAATTTGTTATTAATGGATGACTATTAGGTTCTAATAAATCGTGTAGTTGTTTTGTGTTAGTGAATTTTTCTAGTTGCCAAGTTTTTAAATTTAAATTGTGTTTATAAATTAGTTCGTGTTGTATAACTGCTTCTTGAATTAGATCTAGATCAAAACGAACAAGATCCATGCTATAACCATTTATGATATAATTGATAATTTCATCAAAGTACCAAACAAACAATATTCTTTGATAGTGGACTTGTCTCCATTTGTGATAAATCCGTGTCCAGTTTTCCCATCGAGTTGTGTCAATTTTTAAGTTTAAATACTCAAACATGTAAACAACAGTTTGCTCAAAAGTATGCCATAGCTCTGTTACATCTAATCTATAATGATCTCGAGTCAAATTTACATTGGGGGCTATGTGTTTTACTGCATTAGGACGATAATTAAGAGCTAGGAATTCTCGTTTATCCCAGTGGTTGGTCAATCCAGCCTGGCGCCATTTTTCAATGGATTCTTGGAAAAAGTAATTGATGAAATCATCAAGTATGTCTTGGTTGCTTGATAGTTGTACTGATAGGTCCACAAAAGATGATGCTGACTCATATCTTTTTACAAATGAACTGTGATATAATTTATGACGGTTATTTGTAGTAGACACCGACAGTACTATCAGTTGGTCAGCGTCAAGTTGCTCTATACACTGTTTAGCCTCAGGATCTGTTTCTGATTTTGAAGTAAAATTAAAATTATGAAAATAGATAGTATGAAACTGTTCGGTTGTAACCGCGTATAATTTTAAATATTCTTTATCAAACGATTCTTTTGAATGAACTTGATTTGCAATAAAGCCATGAGAATTTTTATCCTGAACCGGATTCTCAGGAACTTTTACCCAGTCTGATTTTTTAGCACAATAATAATAATTGTGCCCGGCCAAGTAGTGCAGGCTCCAGTTTAAAAAAGTGCCACCTACTCCTGGATCAGTTACTATTCCAATCAATTTGTTCTCTTTAAATTTTGTTTTTTATATGACTACCGTGAATGCGACACACTATCTGTCCATTGTAGTAGTCATCTGACTCTAATACTCTATGATTAAATTGTTCTCTAGCTTCAATATAACTGCAAGAGGCCTTTGAGTTGCAATAAAATAATATTTCTCTTGTGAAGTTGTCTGCGCCTAAGCGTTCAATGTCTTGGTTGAGTTCGATGTTGCTTCCATAGTATAGTTGCCAATCTGATTCTATTTTGCTTCGGATTTTCTTGCGTTTTTTGTTGCCGTTTTTTAGTTTTACTACCCGATACGTTGTCTTACTAAATTTTGCTAGTTTCTTACCAATGTACTTCCTACCGGTGGTGTTGTTTGTGATCAAGTACACAAACCCCACACAATCGTCGGGCAGTTGTTCAATTTGAGTGTTTTCGTAAAGCCATACCATGGACTATTAATTATCATTTTACCACTCAGTTGCATATTTTTCATCAACCCTGTTCGTTGCACACTTTGTTTGGCACTCTTGCCACCCAAAAGTTTTAAATTTTGTCTCCCAAAAACTATCAGTTACAACCTCTGATAATGATCGATTGTGTAGATTAAATTGTTCTGCTAGTTCCTGCCATTCTTTGTTGTGACTATAGCGATTCGCCACCCAACAACACGGAAACAATCTACCTTGTGCGTCAATGTATAGACCTTTGTTGCCAATTTCACACAACGGCCTGACATTGTTAATTTCCGTTACTGACTTATACAGTTGTATATTCATCTCGTTTACCTGTGAGTTGAATTCACGCGAGCTTAACAGTATAACATCTCTTTCAAATCTATGCGAGCTGCTTACGAATTTTTTACCAGGCTCTAGCGGATCATTGTTGCCATAACTGGAATAAGTTGTGCCAAACTTGGTACTACGAGTAAGCTGAAAAACATCCATGTCTAAAATGATTGCGTATTGTTTCATTTTATCTAATTGATTTTCGTTGAATTTAAATGCGATAGAAGCCCAGACCATTTTGCACAGAGATGCTGTCCTTAATGTAGTTATTCCTTTAATAATACTGTTAAAATCAGAATTAACACGATATAAGTTATTACTGATATTGTCCCATCCGTCGATGCTAAAGTGTACGGTATCTTGCTCAGTGAGCACACTGCCTAGTTCCTGCCACCATTCTGTTTTCTTATGACTACCATTAGTAACAACGACTATCTCAACAGGTTTAATTGATTTAATATATTGAATTACTGATATAAGATCGTGGGCATAGATAGGATCTCCGTCGTCACCACAGAAAGTGATCTTTTCTACATTGTCAAGAATAAATTCTGCTGTGAAGTTACGTTTGAAAAATTCCAAATCTAGTTCGGTATTGACCAAACTGTCTGGTACTTCCTGACGAGCACAGCGAGGACAACGCAAGGTACACTTAGAACTTATTTCAATATGAAAATGCCAAGTAGCTAACATAGTTGAATCTCTCGTTGCCATTGATTTGTAAAACTTGTTTTAGATTTATCACTCGAGCATGTTGATTGACAAGTTGAGTTAGGTGTATCAGTTTTCCATGTTAGTTTTATGGTTTTTAAATCATCGTTAATAAAATCTTTCTGCCTGGCACCAATCCAGCAACAAGGGCTTAACCGACCTTGTGCATCTATATACATACTTTTCTCTTTGATCACGTGACATTTAATAGGACCTTGTTTGACAACAGGTGATTGCCAGCCAATTGGAAATTCTAAACGATCAGTGAATCCACGTTTGCTTACCTTGGCACGGAACCACTTGAATCCTAAGTCTCTGGCCAATTGTTCGCAGGTGTCTACTTGATGCTGATTGTGTTTGTAAACCAGCATATCCCATTGAGCATTACCACCTGCTGCAATAAATGCCTGGATGTTGCTTATTAATTTGTCCCAATTTACATTTTTACGATATACATGATTTGTATCTTCAAGTCCGTCGATGCTAAACACACAATAATCTTCCAACCCATTGAATAGTTTTCCTAATCCGTGCCACCAAAATGTGCTTTGAACAGCGCCATTGGTGTTCATACCTAACACAATTTTGGAATTGATAGATCTAAAATAATTGTAGATATCCATGGTGTAATAACCTGCAGCCGGGTCGCCGTAGTTGCCGCACATGAACATCTTGTCTAGTTTTGCAATAGCTTTGTCATTGAAATGTTGCTGGATAGATTCTATACGAAGATGATGCTTGTTATTTTTATTAAAATTAACGTCGGTTTCTCTGGCACACAACGGACACGCGGCCTGGCACACGTCGGTGGGTTCAATATGTAACACTTGGATCCTACGCATGTTCAATATCCGTGCTGTAACTGGTGTAGCCTTTTTCTTTGACCACACGCAGGATGTTCTCCACACGCCCAGCCAGTTCATCTCTATGGCTCACAAGCCATATGCTCTTGTGGCGCTCACGACTCATCTGCTTGAGCAAGGCCAATGAGCTTTCTACACCTTGTGTGTCCAGGCCACTATCAATCATTTCATCAATAAACAACACATTGATCGGTTGATATAGACTTTCAAACACATCTCGGAAAGCCCAGCTCATACTGAGTATCAATCGATTACGCTCACCTCGACTGAGGTTGTCAAAGTCCAGTTCACGTCCCAGCTCTTCGATCGAAACAGTTAGATCATTCTGGAACACCACAGTATGTGGCAAGCCAATACGGTCCAGGTAGTAGGTGAGTCTGGCATTGAGATAACCAAGATTCTGTTCAATGATCTTCTTACGGATAAAACTGTCCTTGCTGGTCAGTAGCTTGAGCAAGAAGTCTTGATGTTCTTGCAGTCGAGTAAGTTCGTTTAAGGCGTCGTAGGTCACAGTTTGTAGGGCCTGTGAGGCCATTTCTTCAATCTGTTCTGAATAAGGATCGGCTTCAACTCGCTTGCTGTCTATCTGTTGTTGTAAGTTGCTCAAGGTACTACGATGTCGGATAGCATCTTCTTCGTGATCGTAGAACATCCGGGGTGGTTTACCTAACACGCCCAAGGAGGTGTGGGCAGTCTCAAGTTCTGATAAGAGCTGTGTATATTCTTGGCACGCCGCTCTTGCTGAATCCAGATCCGTCTGCTTTGCCGCCAAAACTTGTTGGTGCTTAGTGTCGTGGAAGGCCTGTCCGCACGTGTGACATTCATGGTTTTCAAGCGTTTGGATTTCTTTGGATAGTTTGGAAATCGACTTCTCTTCGCGACCAATGTCAAGTTTAGTTCGGCTAATCTGGCCAGCCAGTTCATTGATGTCCTTGCGTTTTTGATCCCACGTCTTGTGTTCCTTGTGGGCCGCAATCTCCTGGTCAATGTCAATTTCTTGTAACGCCGCAAGGGCCTTCTCAAGTTCCTGTATATCTTCTGCATGTTTGGTCGTCCATAAGGTCTGTCTACGCTTCAATGCTGTGATCTGTTCTTCGATGCGCCCGTTAGCATCCTGCACAGCACGGATGCGGAATTCTTCTTGTGTGATTGCGTCTTTGGTCTGTCTGTTCAGTTCCTTGATCCTATCCGCACGTTCACTCAGCATGGTGATGCCTAGTAGTTGTTCGATGATAGTTCTTTGATCATTAGCCTTTAAACTCAAGAAAGGTTCTGTGTAAGTGTTCAAGGCCAAGATATGCTTGAACATATCGTGGCTGAGACCCAAGGTCTGTTCTATAGCTTCTTGTGTTTCTCTACTATCGCCTTGCGCATTGTCTGTGGCAGCCTGTTCTTGGCTGTTCACAAAGAACCGTAGCACATTGGGTTTACGCCCACGTTCAATTCTATACTGTTGTGAGCCTACCACAAAGTCCAGACTGACCAGC